GCCATGATAATAATAATTTATATAAAAAAAATAAAAAACTAAACTTCAAATGGATTGGCTACTGATGCCTGTTGTTTCTGCATCCCAGCCTTTGCAATATTGTTTTGAAAATCCATTGTTGCTTTCATCCCACTTGTCATTGAAGCAATCTCCTTCTTCCCTTCGGTCCTGAGTACTTCCATTTCCTTATCGTGGTTCTGGCGATCTTCACGATCTTCCCGGGCCATTTCAATCTGTGCCTGAGTCTGTGCCTGTTGAGATTCCTGATCTACCCTTGACTGTTCATTTCGTATCTTGGCAATCTCTTCATGAGCTTTGTCAAGAATCTTTATTGCAGCTGCAAAGTTTGTTTCCATGTAAAACTTGGCAACATCTTTTGTGCGGATCTCGCTGGCATTGATCTCTGCCGGGAATAGACTCTCGAGTTTCTGAAGTATGTCACGTTCTTTCTTACCATCGGTAATTGAAACACCATAATTGCTCCAGATAAGATTTTTTGTGCTGACAAGATATTTGATCTGATCCTGATCCATGATGAATTTCCGTCCATCAAGACCAAGATACACTTCATTGAGTTTTGTCTTCTCTGCCAGTTTCATGAGGACCCTCTCGATATAACCTGTCATGAAATAGAACAGATCATAAGTCATTGATCTGGATGCCTCTATATTATTTATGTTTGCAGTAGCAGTGGCAGTTACTTTCTGTGTTCCCTGACGAGAATCATTCATGCCGGTAATCCGATCCATTACCCTTTCAATATCCATTGCCTGGTTAAGAAGTACAAGTAATGTCTGACTCTGACCAAGATTCATGGAACCAACTCCAACCTTATTACTGTCTGACTCAATACCGGACCGGTTTCCTTCAGCAGATGAATTGTATCTTACTACTCCATCCTCGCTTATGCTATGAATGATATCAATGAATCGTTTGCCCTTTGGAAGAAATGCGTCATCATAAATCAAAGTATCTCCGCGGAGTTTGCGGATCTCTTTGTTCATCATGAATCTGATATCATCATAGATCCTTTCCAGTTCATAGATTATCTCCTGAACAGAAACCCTGAATCCGTTGACTGTATTGAAAAGCATCCCAGTATAGTCAAAGTCGCAATGGTAAACATTGTTTTCATTGAGGCGCTGGATAATATATTGTTCTTTTCTGGCTTTGGTATAGATACTCTTATGAATGCGAGAAGCGGTCCATAGTATTTCACGGTACCGCTTTTCGAGTAGATGTTCTCCTGTTTTCGCGAAATGAGCAGCATCTTCTTTTTCTAAGGATGCTTTATTCTCATTATAGTATTCCATACTGAGGATCCTTTTGTAAGGAACATCCGATCCTTTGGCAGGGGAAGTCTTGCAAACAACCATCTCCAAGCCTTTCCATTGGATTGTATAAACAGGATGTGAAGGATGACCATCAATCATTTCAACTGATCCTTCTTTGTCCTGATCATTAAACTGATCTTTGAGTGCAATTATCTCTTTCTTCTGTTCTGAATCAAGATCAAGGTCAGGATCAGATAGAATCTCATGAAGATACATGTAACGAACCTCTCCCAAATATGGAGTCCTTGTCATAAACAGATCGTTTACATTCTCCTCGAACATTGCATATTTTGGCGGTATTGCCCTGTAAGTATCAATGCCATCAATGGATCTTTCGTTCTTTCCAAATACTTCTGCAGCAATAGTAAGATCAACAAAGTTTGAATAGAACTGAGTTTTCAGTTTCTCATTGACCATTTTATCCTCAATGATTGACTGCATTGCAATCTCATTCTCGAGTTTAAAATTTGATATGGACCAGGATTCTTTATTGTTGACATCGGGGATCTGCATTCCGGAGAATACATCATACCCCATTTTCCGGACTGATTCGAGTTGTGGTTTGGCAAGCGCCATTCCCAGTGACATCTTGTACTTATCCATCTTCTCGTTCTGTGCATCCCGGTTGGTTGTGCTGATAGTAGGAGTAATGCTTATCTCAAGGAACTCACCATGTAACTGTTTCAGTTTAGATCTTCCCAGACGATACTTAACATATTTTGTTTTGGATTTTTGGCCGGTCATCTTTGTGATTGACTCGATTTCGGCCTGATCGATTATTCCGTTGTGAGAGTTATAGAGCTTTTCAAGTCGTTTCCTGCGTTCCCCTCTGGAATCCCATTGGGTAACTGCGTAGTCAAGAATATCGTGAACGTCTTGATTCTTCGTGCCTCCCAATGAAAAATCTTTGTCAGTTATCTCAGGGAATGGCATTAACTCTCTTGTAAATTCAGGTCAAATATAAATAAAAACTCATCTTTAACAAAATTATTTTGTGATTAAGCAAATTAATCATCCAGGTATTCAACTCTATCAATTCCATCTCCTGGTTTCCATCCTCCCTTTCCATCAATATTCCTATCACTATTGATCTTGACATCAACCTGTTCTACATCAACAAGGATAGCATTTCCGTCTTCATCAAATCTCCATTTGGCATCCGCGTATGCCGGATCATTTTCATCATCTCCCTTTCTTGGTTTTGTCCTCATATCCTCGATACGCATTATCGAGTATGCCAGGGCATCAACTGAATCCCAGTCAGTACCTACATATTCCTCATCATAAGCAAGTAAGTCACGAAGCATCTCAGGAAAGAAGCAGTACTGAACATAATCCTCAACCCATGACTGAACAATACCAAGAATCAGAGGTTTACTATAACCAGTCATCTTGGCTCCGAACTTATGCCGTTGTTCTGATTTGGGAGAATCAAATGCCTTTGGACGCGGGGAGAGATATTTCCGGCCACCGTTCTTAATGTAGTAGTCGATAACGAAATCCTGTTCCGCATTACTCATTGTGTTCTTCAGCAGATTATACCATACTGAGATCTTCATGCAGTTCTCATAGAATGTCTCTTTCCTTCCCGGACGTTTGTAATAGAGACAGACAGGATACTTGGCATTGTGAATTCCCTCATTGGTAAGATTTACTTTGTTACCCTGGCGGGTTACTGTCATACTTCCAAGAGATGATGATGTCTGAGTTTCATCCTGATTATATCCGTCAATACCTCCGACATCAAGATCGGTCATGTCGGTCCTCGGATACTGATACACCCAGATTATCTCTCCATCAGGATCCTTCTTGGTAGCCGGCCTATATTCAACCTGTAATGGTTCCCTGAGTTTCTTAACACCTCCATCAATGTAATATACCCAGTCAAGTATTACAGCTTTGTAATTATTTGGATTTCCCTCAATCGCAAATAGTTGACCATAGATCTTCTCGTCATTAAAGTTGTTCGATCCTCCTGAAGTAAATGCTTCCTCAACAGTAAGAGGATAGTTCTGATTATGCTCCTTGAGCTTTTTCTTATTCGGGAGTTTGGCATATTCAATTCTCTTGGCAAGAATGTATTCCTCTGCAGCTTTGATATCTTCGCAACCAATCCTCTGATATGGTTTTAGTTCACGAAGATTTGGAATAGCATCAATCTTCTTTCCGTTATCTTTGTCAATGAAGTGTTCATCGAATGGGTTCCCAAAGAATGGATAATATAGTCGTGACCCGGGAATCCAGAATTTCTCCAGTCCATAAGTTTCAGCATTATCCCAAAAGTCTTTGAAGTCCTTTGACGTCGATAAAATATTTCCTCCGGTACCATAGATGTAAAATGTTCCAAGCATTAATATACCAAATTCAAGCGCCGGCTTTATTGATTCAAATGCCTCACCAAGCAATTTGAACTGGCCGGATTCTTCGAAGATCACATCATGAAAGTATTCCCCTTCAAGTTTCCTGGCATCATCAAAGAGAGTTGCAAAGGATAACCGGCCTCCGTAACCATCATCGACATATCCACCGATCGGATCCTTTCGTTCATATCCGATATGATACATCGAGTCATTATCCTTCAAAACATTTAATCTGAGTTCGTCATGGAACTTTGCCTGGGCCGCGTCAAACTTTTTTCTAAGTCCGATTTGATACGTGTCAAGACCAGCTGAGATAGCTCCTCTGTAACCTTCTACAAACCTAATTCCATGCGAGAGTATTGTTTGAGCCTTTTCAGATAACCCTTTGCGGCGGGCCTTGACACTAACAATCCCTGTCTTCTGATTCTTTTTGACATACTCAACAAGATTATAATATTCAAGATCCATATCAACGTACATGGGATATGACGGACCCCTCAATCCCTGCAGTACAACAAAGTTCAGGTAAAAATAATACCGGCCGGGAATTTTTATCCCGCCGGTTTCATATCCATTGATACACCTATCAAACTGCTCATCCCAAAAGTCACGATATCGCTGAGTTTCAATAACTCGTGGATTTATCTTACCATCTGCCCAGATCGGAATATTCCCGGCAACCGGAGAAGGATAGAATCCTTTTTGCTTAAGTATCGGAACATAAGGCTTCTGTATCATCTTAATCCTTTTGCGAGAATTTCTACTGCATTAACATACTCATCTATCTTTGGCTTAAGATTTTTAAGGTGAGTTTCGTGTAACTCAGATGATATTAATCCTTTGTCAAAAGCCTCTTTTGATTTTCTTTGAGCCTTGACATATTTATTCAATTCTGAATTAAGTAATTGAAGTGGAGTTATCATAACGACTCTTTGTATTCTTTATAGTCCTTCTGGTTACGCTGCCAGATCTCAAGGTACGACAGTTTCTTCTTTCCTTTCAACTCTATTTCTTCATCCTCTTCTATATCGAGTTCGTGTTCAATACTCTTGATGCGATCCATTAGGAACGTCATTGTTGAATCGAGTTCCTTAAGCCTGGTGAAAGAAGTTGTTTCCTGAATGGTTTCCTTCTGCAGTGCTTTAATCCTTTGTTTGTAGATATCAACTGTTTCCCTGCGGATATCAAAGATCAAGGATTTATATGCATCCATCCCGATCAAAACATTGGGAGTCTCAGGCTTTACGTCTGTACTCCCAAATACTTTCTTCTTGGCAAGCAGTTTCCTTTCATCAAGAGGCTTCTTCCGGAATGGACCATCGACATAATCAATAACCATGATTACATATCTGAGTTCATCCTGACTAAGCCCCTTGAGTTCCGGAACCAATTTTACAGCATCAATATTCAATACTGCATCAAAATTCTTATCTACTTTAAATACACTCATTCCCAATCCTCCGAATAAGTTACTTCTTCTTTCTGTTCGTATTGAGTGATTGATATTGATTTTGAAACAACTTTTGGTAATGGATTAAGTTTTGAAACATAATCAAGAACCATCAATGCTTCAAACTTCATGTAAGGCACAGGGAAGACAGTTACCTGCATATTGTTACCAATGAATATGATCGCGAGTCTTCCAATCTTGATCCCATAAGTAACCTGAGCCAGACAAGCATAGATGCTCAACTGTAACGCATAAGTGTGATAGTTGCAATCCTCGAGATGATCAAGTGGTGCAAGGAAGTTTTTGTTATAATGCTTCCATTCGAGATCTTTCCTATTAATACTATCAAACTCAATCCCCTTGGATTCGTTAGTCTTGTAGTCGTAGAAATCATAAAGACTATTCGTGGACTTTTGACGTTGGATAACGAGATCGGTTTGCCCCGCAATCTTAGTAGCCTGATCATATAAAATAATTTCTGAGTAATATCTGTATGTAGGAACAATGAGTGTTTTAAGATACTCGATAGCAAGATTTAATTCCTGATCAATCTTACCATGCTTGAGATAGTTCTCGAGCCGGCCATGAATACTTGTACCACGATCTGAGGCACTATCTCGCTTGGCATCCCATTCACTAAGCAGTTGTTTCTGTGCCTGCTCTACGCTAACTCCGGTCTGTGCAGCAATACCCTTTGCCATCATAAGTGATCTGCCTTGACGGTCAAACGGTACCTGAAGTTTTTTGAGTACTCTTGTTACACTTTGATATTCGTTACCATCCTTATCAAAGTACTGGTGAGTGTCCGGCTTGAATGTGATGGTATTATCAATGCCTAACATCATTCTGCCCATTCCTCTGTCTCTTTCGATGTCTGCTCTTCTCCACCCAATCCCATGTTCTCGCTATGCTCGAGGTCAGCCAGATCCTTTCCGGATACTTTGTCTGTTGCCTTGAATTCATCAGGCATCTCTGAATCGGAAGCCGGTTTACCAAAGACATTCTTATTGTTGGCATTCAGGTTCTCGCGTATAGCTTTGTCTGCTGCAGTCTCTTCATCATCATCAGAATGAGTTGTAGCTTCTGCTACTGCATGAGAATCTATTGACTTGGTATTGGTATTGATTGAAGTTTTTTTGTCTGTATTCTCAGGAAGAGCATCCGGACCTTCATCCTTGACAAGCATGATCATATTG